AACGAGGTTTAGCTCCTTCATATTTAACAAAGGTTTCATCCCCCGCTACATTGTATCTTAGTGTGTCTACTGAAGTTTCAAGTACATCGTCAAAGTTGACGGAAGATACTTCTTCACTAGTTATAATTACGTATTGTCTATCGTTCATAGTTATTAAGTTTATTAAGAAGGTATGTCAGTTACGAAGGTTGGACTATTTGATGTAACAAGATCAGCACCTGAACCCACAGAACCACTATTTGCTACAGATGCTCCACTTCCTTCTTCCATACGATACCAATAAGTAGGATACAGAGTACTTAGGTCTCCTGCTACTCCACTATTGTAGAGCGTAGAAATACTTGAACTTAAATCAGAACCAAAAAATGCTATTTCATCTAGATAAGCGTCAGGTGTTGCGGTGTTTGCTCTTCCGTAAATCCAGCCGTAAGTTTGAAAATCACCTGTATAAGTAGCAGTTCCATCACCATATCCAGCAAAAACAGGTAGCGACCCATTGACAAACATTTTGTGAAGCCCTGAACCGTCGTGCGTGTATGCCACGTGCGTCCAATTCCTCAAATCAATTGATGGTTGGTTTCCCGTTCTTACTCTCATCCCCCCATCATAAACCATGATGTTTGCGTGGCCGGATGAGTTGACATTAAATCTGAAATAATCACTTCCAGCACCGTTAAATAAACTAGTATCATTAATACTTACGTTGTCATTCTTGTACCAAAAACTTATAGTCCAAGCGTCTGTGCTTCCTAGTGTAATTTGAGAAGAAGCGATAGGCGAGTTGTTGCCATCTAGTGGACCATGCAAAGACTCGTTAGTACCATCAAACTTTAAGCTGTACTGCTGAACAAAACTTACTGCTTCATTAGCAAATGTTCTCCACACTCCGTTATCATAAGCAACAATAGCACCAGCACTGGTACTCCCTGCTTTCTTTAAATAGAGTTCGCCATTCTTAGCAAGCCCATTAGTTACTAGCGAAGACTGCTCGCTATCATCAATTAATGTAATATCACTCATTGTGTTTTATTTATTTTTAGCTGTTGTTGTAGACCTGCCAGTTGCTTCCGTCAAAGACATACAAGTAGTAGGTATCGCTACCGTACATAATAGTACCTTGGTCGTCGCTATTTCTAGCCGTTATGTTTGCTGCCGTGTCTACTTCTGGTGAAACGGTGTCTTCAGGGAACCCTAGTATAGACTTTAAGAAGTCTGTAACTGCATCCGTTTTGTTTACCTTTTCATCCAGCTTCGACTTAACGGTTGTTCCGATTTGTTGAAGTATGTTAGCCATTAGTGTTTTATATTTATGTTAGTGTTTATAAGATGTCAAAACTATTGAGCGGCTTGCCAACCTGAGTCAGTAAATACATACAATTTATTAGTATCGGTAGCATAAGCCATCGTTCCTAAATCATCGCCTGTTCTTGCTTGGATATTACTTTCAGTATCCAGGATTGCTTTGCTAGTACTCGTAAGAGAGATTAATAAATTTCTGACACTTTGTCCCATTAGATACCATACGCTCATATTTTCTTTTCATTTTTAGGTGTTTAAATCCGACACTTGTTAGTGGTTTACGGATCACCTGTCAAGCCTTCAAGAAACTCGTCATGATCTCCTACCTCTTCTTCACGTGCATCTAGGAAGTAAGGAAGGTCATTCCAAGCAGAAGTGCCGTCACCTATCTTGATACGATTACGACCTGCATCTAGCTCAATAGCTACTTCTCCTTCTAACAACACAGGGTTCTCGCTACTCCATTCCGAAGCAGTTCCTCTTCTTAATTGTATACGTTTAGTAAAACTAGGCATCAGCTTGTCCTCCGTCAAATATATCAGTCTCGTCTAATACAGGACTACCTCCGTCAATCGTAACGAAAAACGGATCGCTCTCCAAGGACCTTACTTTAGTTTGCAAGTTTTCCGCTTTCTCTTTGTTCTCAGTAGCAACAGCAGACGACACAGCAGAAATAGTACGCTGTTGAAACGTCAACGGATTAGGACGAACTACAGGTCTTCTAGCAGGTCTAGCCATCCTAACACTTCCAACGACGCAACGCTAAAGCTTTACGAGTAGGTCTACCTTTACTGTCTTTCATCGGTCCTTTATTACCACTCATGCGAGCACAGAAAGAACGCTTACGAGGACCACCACCAGGCTGAGGAGCTTTAAGTTTAGAACCTGTAGCTCTATTATACTTACGTCTTCCTTTAGCAGTGAGCCCACCTTTACGACTCTTCTCGCCTCTACCTATTGACAGTGATACACCCACCTTACTTCTTCTTCTTAGGGAACCCACGCTTCATGTTAGCGTATGCTTTAGGTGTAACGGTAGACTTCTTCTTACTACGGCTAATGCCGAGCTTCTTCCGTCTGTTCATGTTTTTATATAAGCTCATTATCGTTTAATTAATATCTCCATCATTCTATCTAACTTACTATTGATTTCTTTAACAGTAGTCTCTAATCCACTCATACGGTTCTCAACAGCAGTATCTCTTTCACTCTGTGCTGCTAACTCAACCTCTATCTTAGTCAGGCGTTTCTCGTCGTTCTCTAAGCGATCCGACAGTTTCTTTATCATCCAACCAATCACGGCAAGTATTACGCCAAGAGCAGTATCTAAGAAGTGGGAGAGTGATTCAGTCATTAGTTTTTATTTAGCTGCCCAACCCGTTGCACCTGTTCCTGTCTCTTTAACATATAAACTTGTACCTGCTCCTCCGTCTGTACGGCTGAATAGAGAACCCACAGGTGCAGGAACAACTCCTTCAGGAGTACCTGCTCCACTTGTCCATATTACTTCACCGTCTACATTAAACTTATAAGCTTTAACGTTTTGCCATCTAGAACCTGTTGACCCACAATTTTGTGAGTTATTAGCGTCAGGATTAAAAGACCCGTCTGTAACATTAAAGTTCCAAACAAAACCCGCAGTACCGTTGTCGTTCTGAGCAGCTAAAGTAAACTCACCCGCTGTATCACCCATGCTTAAAAGAAAACGTTTTTGATCTACAGCTTGTCCGTTTGCATATACTTCAAAAGCAGAAGTACTGTTTGTTGATGTTGCCCTGATAATTCTAGCTCCTGAACCTTGTGCCACTATGTTACCGTCTAACAACTGTGATCCTCCTACATTCAAAGCTATTCCAGCAACAGCCGCAGCAGCTATACCTACGGCATCTTCACTAGCATCCGCTACAATTAGATTAGTATTTGTATCACCTTCCACTCGAAAGTCTACATCAGCACCGCCTTCGTTTACTACGACATCAGTAGCAGATACTTTGAATTTGTCATCACTGTCACTAATCTTGTCAGAAGTAATTGCACCCGCATCTATCTCACTCCCAGCAATCGTATCGTCTTTCCTGCGTAACTCGCGTCCACCAGCCGTAGCGTTATCGTGCACTATAACTGTATCTTTATCAGTGTCTACGGTTACTTCTCCTTCAGCACCTGTAAATCCTGCGTGTTGTGCTGTGGTTCCTCTTCTAAGTTTTACTTGTATGTTTGGCATGGTTCTATGTAGTTGTTATGCGATTGATCCAAAGTCTAATGTTGTTGATAGCTTATCGGAGTCTACTGCACTGTTTGCAATAGTAAGAGTGGTTGCTCCTGTTACGTCTCCTGAGTGTGTAGCGTTTGTTACCTTAGCAGTGTTAGCAGTAACAGCAGAGTTGTTAGCTACTTCTGTATCGAAGTCAGATATAGTAGATGCAGCTTGTGTGCCTGTGTGGTTAGCTCTGCTCTTTAAGTTAGCGTCGCTATCATTAGCAGTAGCACCGTCAGCTACGTTTAATAACGACTGAGTCTGTGCTACACTTAACTCTATTATATCAGAAGAACTACCAGTATTATTACCTAATATCGTATTAGCAGGTATCTCTTCTATCTTAGCGAAGGTAACAGAATCATCTGCAATAGCAGCTAAAGAACCTACTACTTGTCCGCCCACTGTCGTACCGTCGTGTACATATAAATCTTTAGTGTCAGTAGTGTAAACAAGCTCTCCTTCTTGACCTGTAAACGCAGCGTTCTCAGCATCTGTTCCTCTTCTTATTTGTACTTCAATACTCATGCTATTCCTCCATAACTAAATGATGCACTTACTGGGTCTCCTACTATACTGCCGTAATCATAATCTGTAGGTATATCTGTTATAGCTGTTTTATACCCTCGCTCAATAACAAGTATCTCAGCAAGATTAGTAGGTGGTGTGTTAAATCGTATTAAGTTACTTGCTCCTATAATAGTGTAGTCATCAGGGTCTTGTACTTCTCCCGCTATTGTAACTAACATAGCACTCGAACTGCTGATATTAACAGTAAAAGTCAAAGCAAACTCAACATCACTGCCGTTCCCTGTAAACTTACTAAAGCTTGGAGGACTGCTTATACCTGTTGTTACTCCTGATATAGCTGAGTCAACATACGACTTAGTCGAAGCATCTGTAGCGTTAACAGGAGTGCCTAAGTCAGTTATATTATTGGCCCCCATAGCTAACGCACCCGTCATCGAGTCACCAGCTTTAGCTACCTTTAGTGCTAATCCTGCTATACGAGCTGTCTCTTCTGCTGCTATCTCAGTATCTACGAAACTTTTAGTGGTAGCGTCTTGAGGGTCTACAGGATCAGCTAAGTCTTTTAAGTTTTGATCTTGTACAGAGAAGTCATTAGAACCTTGTACCCGCTGTAAAGATGAGTCATTAAGTTCTCCGATCTCTTCGTTTAAGAAACGGTTGTGTTGATAAGCTCTATCTAATTCCGACTCAGTAAGTACTGATCCGTTCTCAAAGTCTACTAGGTTTAAGTCAGGTTGACTCTTTCTTCTTACTCTTACATTGTCACCTGCAACAACGCCTATAGTAGGAAACACACGAGTAACACCTGAAGTAGTAGCTACTGAGTAGTTTTCTAAAGCTAGTGAAGAACCGTTAACTTCTACTGTTATATGGATTTCTTCCAGGAACGGAAACGTTACAATAAACCCTGCTGTTATGTCAGAGGCTGAAACGCTGTTATAGTCTACGTAGGTGTTAGCCATGATTAATATTATATTATTACTTATTGAGCGAGGAGTTCAAGCACTTAGTCACTGATTCGCATTTGAGGGTTAGCTTGTAAAAGTTCATCTAAATCATTTCTTCCTAAAACTTCTTCTACTGATATAGGTTTACCTGTTAAAACAGATTGACCTCTAGCTGAATCAATTACTTGTTTAAGAGTTTTATTCTTACCGTACTTATAGTACTCTACAGTCCCTACTTCGTTCTCCTCTTCACTTATAAACTCGTTTAACAAAGCTTCGTTTTTCATCATGTTCTTAGCTGCTCTTTCATAAGCCAATCTAAACTTTGTATTTAATTTTTGTAAAGCAGGGTTTGAGACAGAACCTAAGTCTGCTGTGCCTGTTCTTTTCCTAGAACCTTTTAACCACGCTTCTCTCCATCTTTTATCTTTAACAATGTCTATGATTAACTTATCTACATTTAACTTTTTTACTTCTTGATTGAATCTGTAATGTAAAGATACTCCGTTATTATCTACAAACTTATACATATCAATTCCACTGACTGTAGGAAATTGGGAAGGTGTTTTAATTAACTGCCCATCTCCCTCTATGTCTTTCTTATACACTTCATCAAAAGCATTTAACTCTTGTGATCTATCAGGGGCCCATCTAATAAAAGTATTTAACAAAGTCTTGGGAGATTGCATATCATGCCCAAAGTGGTCCGTCTTTTTATTACCTGTTGGATTGTGACCTACTGCTCTATACGCTGTTCTATCTTGCCATGACCCTCCTTTAAGTTCCTCTACGCTTCCTTTTTCAGAATATAACTTCATTACTTTATTTACTAGAGAAGGCACTAAACCAAAAGAACCTAACCAATCAGCAAGCACTGAGTTTATATTTTCATTTTCACCTGTAGCTATTTTCTGTAAAGATTTTATACCACCTGCTACAGGTACTTCTTTAAAAAGTTCTGCCATTGACCTTATAATAAAACCTACAGCATTTTGATCTTTGGTTAAAATAGGCTTTCCATCTTCATCTGTGAACTCTTTCATTTCACTGTACATTGCGTAGTCAGCTCCGATAGCAAAAGCAATAGATAAAGGAAAAAACTCTCTATATCCCCATCCTTCTATTGTATTTGCTTTTGCTTTAGGGTTTTTATGTTGAAACTTCTTACGCTGCTCAGGTGTCATCCAAGCTAAAGTTCCTACAGCTACACCAGCTGCACCCATTCCAAACCCAGTAGCCATCATACCACTTCCCATTAGAGTATCCGTTATAGCATCTCGATGGTACGCTATCCTTCTTCCTTTCAACTCTTTTATTGTTTGCTCTAGTTCTTCTTTTTCTTTTTGTAACTCTTCTCTTCTTTGGGGTGTAGTTTCTTCGTGTGCTATGTAATTATCTTTATCTCTAATTTGTCCCTCTACTTTTTTAATTCTGTGATTGTAAGGGTTCCGAGCTGCTTGTGCTATCGGTATAATAGGAACCCCCACTCGTATAGAACGACCTGCACCTCTAGCTACAACAGTCATTATAGGAGCAAGTAAATGTATAAATGTTCCTATCGCTGGGTTATCTTTTAATAGTTTCAGTTCTTTAACAAACTTCAATACCTTATCAGATATAGGTTGTGCTATCTCACTTGGGTCTAAATTAGCTACATTAGAATCAAACAATAGTTCTTTGTTGATAGCATCAGTAGCAGTAGCGTTCACACCTTCTTGGCTTAATATCTCAAGTCCTTGATCCTTAGTCCATTTCTGTTTGTAAAGATCAGCAGCTAACTCAGAAGCTTTCTTCGGATCATTAGGGATAGCATCAAAAGCATCTTTCCACGCTTCAGCCATTAACTCTGATCTTAATAATTGTCTCCTAAAAAGTTCATCTATAGGCATTATGCCTCGTAGGGGTAGCTTCATAAATTCATTGAACATCTTACCTATAGGCATACGAGCAAAAATATGTTGAACACCTTTTATATCTTCTCCCCTTAAACGCTTTCTTCTCGCTTGTTCCTCAGCCGCTTCTAGCAGTTTAACAGGATCACCTAGTGATATATCCCCAGTTAATCTATTTCCTCCTGCCGCACCTGTTGCACTCTCTAAATTCTTAGCTGTCATAGCCACTGCTCTACCTGTTCCCTTCCAGTTCCTCAAACCTTCTGCGAGACCGTGACCATTGGCTTTTAAAACTTGTAAGGCATTTATCTGAGTACCTCTATAGTTTTTGGTACTAAACATTAAATCAGCTATAGGTTCTGCTCCTAGTTTAGCAAACTGCTTAAATGTACTCGCAATACCACCTAAAGCACTGGCTAAAACAGAACTTGTTTGCCATATCATCGAGTAAACCCTGTTGTTGCCCCAACCTTTAAAGAACCTAGAAAGCTTCGTCTCTACATCTCTTTGTGCTGCAAGCATTGCTTGTTTACGCACAGACTCATATATCCTTTCTTCTCTAAAAGAGTCTTGAGCAGCGTCTACATCTTTCACCATATCACGCATTCTTTTATCGGAGTCTCTGATCTCTTGTCTGATCTTATCCGTACTCCTGACTTTCTGCGGGCCAGTAGGTTTAGGTGCTAAGTGTGCTCTCATCTCGGACATCATGCCCCTACCTTCCATCTCAGCTCTTTTAGCTAACTCTTCTTTAAGTTGTTTTTTCTTTAAAGCCTCAGCCTCTAACTCATCGTAGAACTTAATCGTTTCTTGTGTCTCTACTAATACAGGATCAGTTTCTTCTATGTTTCTACCTGCTCTTTCTGCTGCTCTTCTATCTAAATCTGTATCATCAGCAAAGCGTTCTCTTCTTTCATCTAACTTTTTCTGTGCTATAGCTCTTCTTTTACGTATCGACTCAAACATCTTAGCTTCCTGGAAAGCTTCATCCCTTTCTAGTTCAGCTCTATCAATCTCATCAACACGCTTACGCATATTGCTTCTAAGAAAAGCGATGTCTTTATCTAACTCAGCTATTACACCTTCAGATTTTTTAGGACCAGTAGGTTTAGGAGTTACTTCTGCGCGTTGAGCACCTAACGGTCCTGTCTCTAATTTTAATAACCGTGCTCTTTCAGCGTATCTTTTTTTAAGAGTTATGACTTGCTGTCTAGCTTCTTTATAATAAGCTATCTTATCTTCCTTTTCCTTAACCCTTGGGTCTTTATCTTTAGGTTTCTTAACACCAGGTTCAATAGGTTCTTTAGCAAAAGATGATCTTAATTCTTCAAGTTCTTTATCTAGCTTAGTAAGTTGTTTGTTTATTTCAGCCTCAGCTTTAGCAGCTTGAAACTCATCAGTCATCTCAAGAGCAGCTTTGTCTATTTCCTTGACCCTACTCTTTATGTTTTTCTTTAAGAAGTTTATGTCTTCGTTGACCTTCTCCAACTCACCTGAAACTTTAGTCGGTCCTTTAGGTTTAGTTATCTCAGCTCGCTGCTGTCCTAGTGGACCTGTTTCTACTTTAAGTAGTCTAGCTCGTTCTTTTAACGCTGCCTCTAACTTTAAAGCATCACCTTCATTAGCTTCGTGAAACTTTATCCTATTCTTTAAATCTTCTATCTCAGCGTCAGCTTCTGCTTTCTTAGGTTTATCTTTAGGACGAATTTTATTTATATCGCCAAACCTTTTCTGTAATTCTTTAAGACGCTTCTCTAATTGTGCTTTCTGTTTAGCTTGTGCTTTAGCTACCTTCTTAGGGTCTTGTAAAGATATGTCAGACTCGACTACTTGTTTCTGTAGTAACTTCTTAGTCCTGTTGTTTACCTGTCTAATTTTAGCTAAGTATGAACCAACTTCTTTTTTATTCGCCCAATCAGGAGCAGGACCAACTTCTTGTCTTATTTTTGCTAGGTCTCCTTCTTCAAGTAACTCTAAATATGTTTCAAGTTTAGATTCTTCTTGTGCGATCTGCTTGGCTTCTCGTTTACCTGTAGCGTAAAAGTCTAACCTATTCTGTATGTCTATCTCTTCTTGAGACTTCTCCTTACCTTTCTTAGCTTTTTGTTCTGGTCTTAATCCTACAAATTCTTCCTGTGCTTCTCTAAGTTTCTTTTGTAACCTAGATATTATAACTTCTTGCGGTATCTCTTTAGGTTCTTTTTCAGTCGCTTCTCTTAATTTGTTTTTAAAATCTTGCGTAGCTTGTCGATCAAGTTCCTCTCCTAATCTTTTAAAGCGAGGTCTAACATCTAAAGCATCTTGTATGTTTTTAAATAAACTAACATCAGCTTCGTTTTCTATTGTTTGCCTTAAAGATTTTTCTACATCACTCCAAGCATCGCTTTCCGCTCCTGCTCTTTCACTAAGAACTGTTTGATAGTTATACTTCGCAGCGTCTTGTCTATGTGATTGTAAACCTCTACCTACTAAAGTAGACAGTGGATCACTAACTTTTTGATTTAACTTTCTTAAAAATACAACTTCATCTAAAGCAATCTGTAAAGCCCTGACATCTTTGTTACCACCTTCTCTGAAAGTATGTATAGCTTTTGTGAATATAGAAATAGAATTATCGTAAAGTTTTTTACCTTCTCGAATAATATTAGCACCTTCAATAGTGGGTACATCTCCTCCTGAAAAAGCTGCTTTAGTTCTGTCTATTAAACTTTGTAACTCACCGTCTCTCTTTAATGCTTTAGGTTTAGGAGCTGCTTCAGTTTTCTTAGGTTCTTCAACAACTTCAGGTTCTTTTACTTTTACCTCTTCTTTTTTAAAAGCCCCAGGTTGTTGTTCTATTACTTCAGGTAAAGCGGCAGTGTCTCCTTGTTTAAGTTTATCTTCAGTTTCTTTATAAACAATTGAATCAGTTTGCTTCCCTCTACTACCATCAGGCTTTAACTCATAAGTTTTAGTTCCTTTGTATTTACCGTCGTGCCATTTTACTACAACTTCAACAGGGTCTCCGTATTCGTCTACACCTTTCCAAGAACTTGTTTGTACTTCTACTTTAGAATCGCCCTTTACTTCAGCAGTAGTTTGCCAACCTTCTTTACTTACTTCAGGCTCTTCTGTCTTAGGTTTTAAAAGATCATCAAGTTCAAAAGATTCATCTACAAAATTATTAGGTTCTTCTACAGTTTCTTCCGCTTCTCTTAGATTTTCATCAGGTGCATCTAACTCTTCTTCTGTTAAAGTCTGTTCTTCTTCGATAGGTTTAGGATTAGCTTCTGCTTCATCAACCCTGGCATTCTCTTCTTGTATCTCCTCTTTGAGTTGTTGGTTTAATTCCTTAGCTTCTTCTACTTGCTTTTTCTTTTTCTTTAAAGCAGCGATTCTAGCGTTCTTTTCTTTAAAGTTTGTAGTTAAAGCGGAGAATATTCCAACACCGTCAGCTTCCTCTTGTATCTCTTTATTTATGTCATCTATCTGTTTAACTAAATCACCATCCATCAAGTCAGTGAGTTTAACAGCTTCCGCTCTACCTGCCCTACCCTTGGTCCTCCAGTAACTAAACAATCCAACACCTCCGTGCATAGCTGTATTTAAAGTTGCCCCTACTCCTGCGGACACTAATAAATCTCTGTAGACGCCTTCTTTTACATTCCCCGCTTCATCGAACAGTTCTTCTTCTTTCAGCAGCCCCGAAACGGATTGCCTAAAAGCAGACTCTAGTAAACCTATAGTAGCACCGCTAACAAGTTTCTCTCCTGTTTTGGTTATAATATTCCTGTAAGCAAACTTACTTCCTGTTTTTGGTTGTAGAAATTTAAACACAGGTAATCCATCTACGAACTTAACAACAGGACTAGCGTTAAAAACAGCAGCAGCCATTATTTCTGACCACTTAAATTTTTTCTGTGATTTGTAATGTAACTGTATCTGTTGGTTAGCGTAGTTAGATGCCGCCCCTATTCCTAGCTCTGCTAAACCAAAACCTAACATACCTAAAGGAGTAGCTTTTAAACCTCTAGTAGCCTTAGCTGCTGTCTTTGTTCTGTTTAACCATTTAAGATAAGCGATGTTACTGGCAATAGGAGCAGTAAGTTCTACGCCAGTTCCTAAAGCTAGACCAAACCACTGTTCACTTGTAAACTCTTCGCCACTTTCTTGTTGCTTTGTTGTAAGCTGAGGGTTTTGATCAAGAAGTTCACTTACCATTATATCTCCTGCATCTTCATACGGAGCAGGTGGTCTTTCTTCTACTGGTACTGTAGATTCGTCCAACTCTTCTGCTTGCTGCGGCTCCCCTTCACCGTACTTAATTTTTCTTAACTCTTCAAAAGTTGGCATATTATAAAGCTTGTCTAGGTCTATCTATTAAATCGTACTGAATGATCCCAAAATCTATTAAGTCTTCTGTAGTTGCAATACCTAATTCAACATATTCCTCTGCTGTCTTTTCTTCTTCAGCTGTTAATTGTTCGCCTTCTAAGTCTTTAACTAATATAGCAGTCCACTCGTCTAACTTCATCTCGGCTTCCAACCTGCTTCCAAACAAAACAACATCGTCGGTGTCTAAACCTAACTCCGCTATTTTCTTTATATCATCCCTGTTATACCTCGATAGACCGAAATTGTAATAAGACAGCTTACGTTGCTCCACGTAGTTCCTTGACTCCATGTCTCTCCTATCTTCCTCTACTTGTCTGCGACTTATAGAGTTTATAGGTGCTCCTCTTTTAATACGCATTAATGAAGGATACGCAACGCCTGGAGTCTTAGTTCGTACTTCTTTAATTTCTTGTTTTGGTTTTGCTATCACACGCTCACCTCGTATTGCTTCCACCTTACCGTCTACGATTTTAGTCTCAGGCTTCATTTCTAAAACATCTCTTTTGGCGTTAACAATACGCAACCAACGGTCTTTTTCCTGTTGCTCTAGCCCTCTTAAAACACTTATGGTTTCCTTATCGTCTTTTGGTGCTGCGTTTCTTAATCCTTCCTGTATTCTTTCTGTCGCACTACGCTGAAACTCTCGCCCTGATGTCCCTAGATAAGTTTCGTCTATCAACCGCTCTTGAGCTTCGGGACTCATTGGATCAGCAGGATAAGCAGCTTCTGTCTCATACTTCATCATTTTACCGATAGATGAGCTAACACCCTTGTAGTAATTAGAATTTAAAACAGCTCCTCTTCCCTCTGCCTCAATGCCCAGCTGATTTAACTTGTCCCAAGATTCGTAGTTTTTCTTTTTACTTAATATAAACTCTTTAACTGTGGGTGGTTTATCTGTCTGACTTTCAGCCCACGCTAAAAACTCTTCTTCCTGTTCCTTTTTGTAATCATCTGATAAGTTCTCAGGCATTCGAGGACGTACTAATACATCCTCTCTTACTTTGTTTAATCTCGATCTGTTACCTATGTATAATTCTACAGCTAAGTCAGGAGCATCAGGTGATTGAGAAAGTTCAGACAATTTATTTTCGTATGCAGCTAATGGATTGGAACTGTTTATAATTTCATTTGCCGCTCCTTCCAGCAAGTTTGGGTCGTCTGATAAATCAGAACTTAAAAGTTTCAAACTACTTTTTAAAGCTGAAAACTGGTTTGGTTCTATCGCTCCTCCAAACTTCTCACTACCGTACAAACCAATCAAAGCCGACTCATAATAACCAGCATAGTTTGATTGCTGTGTAGTTTTAGATACTGACTTCTGCTCGCTTTCAACTCTAGAAATTTCAACACTATATCTATTCAGTTCTTCTTGGTTTACATCTGAACCAAACACACGTCTTCCGTCCATCTTAGTCAACGACATGACGTTCATAAAAGAACGAGCGTCCTTATATCTTCCTTTAGCTTTTAATGTATCCAAGGTAGCAAAAAATCCTTTCTCTAATACACGCTGACGTGCCGCTGCGTCGTCTACCCCGTTCTCTTTTAGAAGTGCTTCACGACCCTCTGCGATTGCTTGTATATTTACGACATCTATAGGACCTGTAGTGGCGGTACGAAGTGTTTCCATTAACTGTACGGTCTGTTGATCGATAATATAATCGTCTTGAGCTTTCTCGTACTTTCCTAATGCATTTATCTTCCACTTGGAAATAACAGAACTAATTAATAACTGAGAAGGTAAACTACTTGCTGCATCCTCCCCCAATGAATCAGTAATACCTTGCATCACTTCTTCTATCCTCGCGTCAAGTTGTTGAGATGCCTCTGCTTTGCTAGTGTACTGCTCAACATCTAGTATCTCACCTTCTACAGAAGCTAAAAACGGATTCCATTTATCGTGGAGCTCCTTCTTTAACAGATTCTCCTGGATACCTTGTTGCTTAGCTAATTGTCTTTCAGCCTCTGCCTGTCGCCTTTCAGCCAAAGCTTGTTGCTCTTTAAACTGCAAAGCCTTACCTCGTTCTAAAGCTTGAGTACGCTGTTGCTGTTGTTGTACAATACCTGCGTAACCTTTTGTTAGTAGTCCCACTTGCTCTAAGTTACCTGCAAGTTGTAATAAATTATTAGTACCCGCTTTGGGTTGAGAGATTCCGTAGTTAAAACCAGGTAGAGCTACAGGAGCAACAACTGGTGCTTCTCCTACTCCTTGTACTTGTTTTCGTGGTGTAGCCATTATGGAGTGTAAAATGGATTAGTGTATTGATCAGTCTCAGGCATATAAACAGAAAGACCTGCACCTGTATCTATAGCAGGAGGACGTGCAGCTGATTGCATACCTTGATATAAACCGTAAGAACCTAGTCCTGCTTGTATTCCTTGCAGTGCTGCTCCTAAACCGCTTGGCTTTTGTATGGGTTGCTCTATGCCTATAAGTTCTTGTTGAGAAGCTAACTCTATTTGTTGTAATCCTAAACCACGCCTGAGCTCTAAACGTTCTTCTTGTGTTGTTAGCCCTGCCAAACGTGTAGCTTGTTGTCTTCTTAGGTCGTCCATTAAATGCTGAACGGATACTCCTGATACACCTGCTTGACCTGCTGCCACTCTTGCGGTCGCTAAATCTGCTTCAGTCTTCTTACTTACTAGACCTTTTTCTTGAGCAACTGCTTTTCTCTGTTGAGAAGCCTCTATCTTTGCGGATGTTCTTTGATAAGCTTTCTTTTGCCGTGCAGCTGCTGCAGCTTGAGCTTGGTATTGTGCTTGCTGTTTAGCTTGTCGCCTAGCACCTGCGTAACCTACACCCGCTGACGCAACGCCTGTGGCTGCACTAATACCCGCAATAACTAAAGTAGGACTACACATATTACTTTCTCTCTAATATAAATGACATATACCCATCGAACTGGCAATCGCTAAACTCAGCACCTAACCACTTCAACCACTTGACGCTCAACTCGTTAGTCTTCATCACTACATTTGTTAAGCAGTCGTATCCGATCATCAAGTCGTCCATCCACTTCTTCGAGTTAACTACGAAATACTTCTTAACTTCTACTAATCTACGAGTACCTAACAACCACGCAACGCCTACATTACCTGCATTTGTAACACCAAAGCTACAGTATAAACCGTTGTCGTCTCTTAAAGAATACACCTTCTCACTTGTTTCAAATGACATATACACAGCATCTTTAGGGTGGTGCATCAATCCGATACACTCCATCATATCCTCTTCCCTCATGTCGTCGTACAATGCAAACGCATCCATGTCACGCTGTGCTGGTTCTATTCTAAGACCCATATCTTCTACTCCTCGGTATAAACATCGATTCAAATTCTGCAGCTAATAGCTTAACTGGCAAGGCTGAATCACTCTTAACTTCAATTGTTACCTCATCAGGTTGTGCTTGTACTGCAAATCTAAAGTGTCCGTCTTGTGGTTTAAACTCATTCAACGATAGGTTAGCTCCTACTATGTCAGGATTAAACACATACTTGTAAGTGTCTCTGTATAGAGGAGTTACTTCTACTGTGAAGTGTCCTGTGTCTGCATAGTTCAAGCTACCGTTCCGTATTGTTTGGAAGGTGTAATCAGAAGCAGATCGTCCTCCTCTTTCAGTAGGTTGCTTGAGTGATTGATTGGAGAACCTGTACAACATATTGTACGGCTTACCTATAAAGAAATATTTGTCGTTGTTATAGAAGTTACCACTAGACCATATAGTAGCAAAGTTAACATCAGAGTTAACAGTCCATTTATCACTTGTAGCAGGACTATCAGAATCAGAAGCAGTATGAGTCTCTACACATTTATAGATAACACCTTTACTGTAAGCAGTAGCAGCTGTCCAATCAGGAGTACCGTCAGGAACCTCTGTTACTTCTCTCCAGTTACTCGCAACAAAGTCAGAGCCTGAAGTATGAGCTGTTACACAGTAATAGAGTTTACCTTCATGAGCTACATAATCACCGCTTCCATCATCTGCATAACTAGCTAAAGTACCTGTAACACTGATAGAACTAGAACTAGCGATACTTACCGCTCTCTCTGTTCCTATCTTTGTATATAGTTGTAGTCCTGTCGTGTCGTAAGGTATACCGCTAATTGTAGTTTTCTTAGTAGTAGGATTATATAACGATACGGTAACATCTTCTCCGTCCACCCTGCTATCAAGATATAAACTATAATCTAAACCAGTGTCCTTTAATCCGTCCTCTAAGGTCAACGATTCTAGGTGTAGTCCTTCTGTATCAGATGTAAGCATAAACAACTTACTGTCTATAAAGTCACACCCTACGATGTCACGCTCAAAAGTAAACTTCATCCAAGCACTCTGTATCTTCTCCTTGTTACTCCAGAAGTACTTATATACAAACAGAGTTTTAGGATCAGCATCAGTAGTTATAACAAGTGTATTCTCAGTAGGACTACCTACGATACGAGTAGCTTTCTTACTGATGTACTTAGGTATCTGTTGAGTAATCTCTTCAGCGTTGAATGTTTCAGTGTTGTTATCGACAAAGTATTCGTACACACCTTCGTAATCATTCCGTTGAAAGGTAAAGTATATATAGTTACCTACTGCTAATGGATTGATACTGTCTGATATATCGTACTCAGTGACAGGAGATATAGCTACCGTCTTAGGGCTTAGTATATCTGCACCTCTCAACACAAACTGTGACTGCTTACTGAATAACATAAGCTTCTCTTGGAACGGTATAGCGTGTTGTAGTACTGCTACTTTTGTGTGACTGAGTCCTACATCTATCGGTGCACTGTCTAGCAATTGTTGAGTAGTAGTACGGAAGAAGTTAAAGTAAGCATCTGCTTCACTAAAGATAACAGCGTTGTTAGTTAGGAATCCTAGACGGTTCTTAAAGAAGAAGATATCATTGATCGTCTGTCCTACAAACGACGGGAATGGATTGGTAAAGTCGTCACCTGCTTGTCGTGATACGTAACCATACGGTCTACTTGCATCTTCTGTTGATCTTTCTTCGTTAGGTATCTCCACCCTAAAGCTGTATACTACATCAGGGTTTTGTCCGAGCGATACTTGACCAAATGCAGGTACGACAGTGACAGGCATAGTGCCAAAGTCTAATGTAGTGTCTATACCTGTGGAATCCCCAGCGGATGTCTCGTCATTCTCCCATCCTGCACACTCCACCCAACTACCTTCACCGTACTCCTCTTTATCTTTTGTTTGAAAACGCACGTAGTAATCATCCTGTGCTATATCAGCATCACCACGCACTCTTATACGAAAGTCATTAAAACAACGCTTAGGTAAGTCTGTGATGCTATCTACTTCTTTGTAAGCAACACCTAAACCTTGATTAGCTAAACCGTCTTCTGTGCGTATACTAAAGTCGTTATCCGCTGTTATTTTTATTACAGCACCTTGACGCTTTATGTCGTATGTTGTGGCAGCTATAGTTATGTTACTTGGTGTGATGTTAGGTAAAGTAACACTAACGGTAGTACCCGGTGTACCTTCATAAACATTAGTCTTGCTAGTAGAGTTATAAGTATAAACCTTGCCTTGCCGAACCCTCCCACCCATACTGTACTTGTAGTAAGAAGACTCGCGCACCGTAGTTATATGCTGTGTTATCTTTAAGGTTAAAGGGTTAGTCGTAGTATCTGAATCATAACCACTACCGTTGTGAGTCTTTGTTTGAGAGGATACACTACCACCACTAAACGTTAGCTCACCTTGACAGCCGTCTCCTATAATATTACCGCTACTATTCTTCTGTATTAATCGATAAGTATATTTATAGTATGTTCCTGCTTTATCACCTACAACACTACCACTGTTAGGAAAACTACTACCTCCTGATAACGTTAAACTGGTAACACCTAACAGAGAAGATACGCCGCCTTCTAAAATTTCCTTTAAATGAGTTGCTATATATTCTGTATCTGCAAACTCGCCATTATTATTTGACGCAGCCCCGCTTTTGTATGTATGCCCAGCTCCGGGATCAAAACTATTATGCACACCACCACCGAAAGGTACTACTTTACCATCTAAATATACATCGTATGTCTTCTCGTAATCACCTAGCTTAACAAACACTAACGCTTCGTGTTCTAAGTCTTTACTCTTTAGATCAGCATCTGTATTAATTGCTACCGTCTTACTCTTATTAACAAGAAAGGTATAGTCAGCTACTGTCAAAGCTCTTACTTCTTTAATCGGGTCTGTTATGCTGCTTAGGTAAGACTGAGCAATAGAAGTAGTAACAACAGGAATAGAAGTACCCAGTGATAAGTTAACAGCACTGACGCTACCACCTATCGATACATTGATAACGTACTTGTTCTTCTCGTCCCGCTTAACAAAGTGTGTGAATAGATTGACAGGTTGACTGCTATCTACATTCTTAACGTAGCTAGTGTGTGGTCTCTTTACCAAGCCTTCAACAACAGTAGCCCAAGCATTTATCTGCTCGTCACACTGTCCAGGATATCTTAGGTTATCGGGTTGTTGTGATACGCCCTGAGCTAAGTTGGGTACACTGTTGACTAACAGAGGCATTATCTGTCAATTACTCGTAAGACGCTGTAGTTGTCGAAGATCGTTCTGTCGGCTGCTTCAGAGTCAGCGTCAATAGCACGTGCTTTAGCTTCTATCTCATCACGAGTAGCGAAGCCTTCTATCTCACGACTACCTAAGAAACGAGCAGCAAATATACGTGCAGACTTAACTGCTATGTAATGTCTGAATTGTTCAGGTAGTTCTTCAAAGGGTAAATCAAAAGTAATGGAGGCTTTAACCTCCTTGGACCATACATCCGTGTGATTCTTGCGGTCGTATAATTTAGTACCGCGTTGCACAGGATCAGTGTCCGTATAAAGTTGTGGGTCAAGATCAACTCGTAACGTATTGTTAGGTAGTATAATCTTACTGTCGAAAGTGTTAGGAGTAAGAACGTATTCGTGTTCTGTATTGAAATGCCATCCTTCTGATTGTACGGCTCTACTCGTCTCGTCTAATGTACTCTCCGCTTGAACAACAGTAACAGGGACTGCTGATCCTCCTAACGAATTGACGGGTGCTTCTCCGATGACGCTTATCATCGTGTTGACTGCGTTGAGTTTAGTTGTAAGAGCCATAATAAAAAGGAATCTCGGAGAAGGGAGCGGAACGAATCACAGACCTCCCAACACCGAGAGAAAGTAGGTTAAGCTACTAGTTCGATAGCACACTCAGGACGGAGAACTCCGTGACCCATTGCGTACTTAGCGACAAACAATGTACCTTGACGCTCAATCTGATATTCAGACTCAGTAGCAAGATCAAGTAGTTTGACGGTTCCTACAGCAGCAGAGTGAGAAATGATTCCCAAGCTGTTACGGAAGTCTCCGTTGTATCCTACACCACTACCACCAAACACGTCATTAGCAGAAGACCCGTCTCCAGTAGAAACAGCTGATAAGTCAGTTGATGGGATGTGGTTAGATTTAAGAATGCTGATTCCAGCGATCTGTGGTATTTGTCCTGAAGCAAGACTTCCTTGACCACCGATGTCAGAGTTAACAGCAGAAACAAGGCTGAAGCTATTAGAGCTATCTGCACCTGTTACTAACTTGTAGTACTCTTGTGGACGAAGAACGCAGAAACGACCGTCACTAGGAACGTCATTCTCGTCAAGCTTCTGAGCAGCAGTAAAGAAAGCAGCAACAAGGTCAGCACCTGTAGTTGCAGCAACCGTACCTGGCGTATCAGCAGCAGAGAAGTCGTTGTTAGCTACGTCAAGCTGTCCGCCTGAAACGCCTACTTGACTCAAGTTAGCGGAATCACGAGCAGCTGCACAGAATACTTTAGCTAAAGCTGTATCGAAACGTTTAGCAAGAGCCTTACCCAACTCGTTAGCGTAGACGCTGCGGATGTCGTAGTGGTTCTTAACGTCGTCGATGTTAGCCAAGAAAGTAGAAGCAACAAGCATCTTATCGATGGTGATGATCTTCTCAGTCTTAGCGATGTCGCTTAAGTAACTGTTACCTCCGTCAGCAATGTTCTCGCCTGGAGTGTGGTAGTTAGCCGAAGCAATACCCGTTACTGGGAACTGTGCGGACTTACCGTTTTCGATTGTTCTGATTGTATGTAGTGCCTTGAATACGTTGGACTCGTCGAATGTTTGCAGAATCTCTCCAGAAAATTTCTTGAGAAACAAAGCATCGTTGTCAGCTCCACCTTCAATAAGACCTACGCGACTTGGGGATGTATTTCCATTTGCCATAATATATAGTCTCCTATGTTTTTGTTGTTGATATAGTTAGTTGTTGGTTGGTTGACTCTTACTTCTTTCGTGCTCACAGGATTGTCTACCGCAGTAGGTCTAGGGACTAATTGTCGCAATCGTCTATAAATTATATATGTTACCGATTACTATAAGACCAATAAATACACCAATTGTCAACACTAGTGCTTTCTCTTTAGTCTTTAAGCCACGGTATATCCGCAGTAATCGCTTAACTTGAAACTCCATTCTTTGTCTTCTTGTGAACGTACCTCGTATATATGATCGGTATGACATTCCATAAGACTACACCCACGAGGCATAGTTTTAGCAAGCCATAAATTTCTGTTAACATACCGTCAAAGAAGCCATCATCCATAGATTCGTCTAGCTGATTCTTAACAAGTTGCTGTACATCTCCTTCACTTAACGCCTTTACTTGATCCGTTAAATGTTTGTTTTCTTCCACATATTTGGATACTTCTCCCACTCCCCATCCGAGGGCAGCACCACCAGCAGCAGCACCAGGACCACCGAGGCTACCAACAGCAGCACCACCTGTAGCTCCTAAAGCGGGATAGAATGAAGCCTTGGAACATCCGTTAAAGAAACTCCCGAAACCCAATAAAACGAGAGAAAATAAAATACGGATGTGTCCAAGGCTTCTCACACACTATTAATTCAATATGTACTAGAACTTACTAACTGAGAGTCGTCTGTCAACCTCATTATGATAAGCTTTATCACCACTCTTATATCGAGGGTCTGCTTGAGCACGAGCTAACTCCTGCATGGATTGGTAAGGCATTGTAGATGAACCGCTTACAGCACCTTGTACAAGCTGTGGTTTAGAACCGTTAGCATTTTGAAACCTAGCGTATAATCCTTGGACTGCTAACTTAGCTTGTTGTACTGTGCCTGATGTAACGGCTTCATCGAAAGTGTCGATCTCTTCTTGCGGTAGTTGTTCGTTGGCCCATTCAGCCATAGCATCGTAGTCATTACCTGCCACTCCTTTGATCTGTGCTTCTTCTGTTTGCAGTAAAGCTTGTTGACCAGCAGCGTAACTATCGACGATGTCACGAGGCAATCCTATCCCTTCAAGTTTCTTATAAGTATCTTCGGAAAGTTTACCATCATTAGCAAAGAACTCCTGACTAGCTTCCACAACAGCTTCGTTATAATTACTAGCTTCTTCTGTGGACTCATCTTGTTGTTGTGGTTGTTCTTCTTCATTAGCTTGTTGTTCAACTTCTTCAGGCTTAGCTCCGATCTTTGCTTCCAACTCGGTGTATGATTTAGCCATAGCTTCCGCTGATGCAAACTTTTCAGGTAACCACTCAGGACGCTCTTGCGTTTCCTCAACTTGTGGCTCCTCTTGTTGAACTTCAACAGCTTCTTCAGCTTCGGGTTCGATCTCATTCGGTGCTTTATCGTTTATCTCTACTCGGTGTAATTCTGCCATTGTATGTTATTCCTCTGGTGGTGGTGGTTCTTGTGTTGCCATGTACTGCTCCTGTGCAGCATTGATAGCAGGTGCTACAGCAGGTCCACCCAACTTCATCATCATCTCTTGTTGTTGAGCTTGTTGCATAGCTTGTTCAATTTCTTCCTGCGTCTTAATAAGTCCTTCAGTTTCAATACCAAGAGCAGTAGCACGACGCTTAAAGTAATCAGATACATTGAGGTATTGTGTTACTGCTTGTGGTCCTACTATTTGGTTAGCACCTGCAAGGAATAGATCAAGTCGTTGTAAGTCGTTACCTCTACCCAAAGCTTCAACACCAGTAACGATAGTAGGTTTAACAATATCTTTAGGTAGCTTAGGTAGTCTCTTCTCTTTGGACATCTTATCCATCAAGCGAGTAACGATAGGTAGTTGTAGTTCTTGTGACAACAGAGAGTAGAGACCGCCAAGGGCAGCTTCCAGTTCTTGACTGAGCATTCTTATTTCCTCAGCGGTCACTCTCTCAGCGTCTCTAACAACCCCACTTGTCAGAAGAAAGGCTTGGCTCAATCTATCCGTGATACCCTGCATAGTAGTCTGAGCAGTACGGAAGTCATTGAACTTATTAAGTTGTAACACAGATACATCTCCTTCAGACCCTTGTACGATTGCACCATTAGGAGCTTCAGCTAATGTCCTTGCTCTAGTTGTACCGTTAGGATTAACCATGAACAATACTTTAGCTGCTGCTGCACTACCTTCTACGATAGCTTTTGTTAATGCTTCAAGGGACTTGATGTCTCCGATGTACTCTTCAACAAAACCTCTACCGTAGTCTTCACCATCTATCTGAGTGTAGCGTAGTGGCAACCAAGGTGACTTATCAATAGGATACTCACCGATACTTTCCTCGATGACCATACCTTTGACGTCTTGCTTTACTTTAAATTTATCTCCTTCTCGGATGACTGAAGTGTAGAGGTCACAAGTATTCTCCTTCTCTTGACGATATACTTCTTCTCTTACACTCTCAGGTAACATCATAGGTGCTACTGTTTCTTTGATAGCTATATGTGTTACGTTACCCATAGGGTCTCTCTTAACTACATAGCGATCTAAACGAAACACACGCATACCACCTTCATCAGGTAAGTACAACAGACTGTTACCACTGATAAGTAAGTTCTTCAGTGCCTGGAATATACCGTTCCTAAAGTTCTGTATCTCAACCTCTTGTGAAACACTACGCTCCACATCAGCTAATGCTTTCTCTAAGTCAGTACGTAACTGCTCTGCTCCTTCTGGTCCCAACTCAGCCTTGGCTTTATCTAACTCATAGCGATCTATAACTAGACGGAAGAAGGGAGCGTTAGGTGGAAGTAGTGCAAGCAATAACTTACTACTTAGATTAAGTACACCTCTAGCTCCTATACCTTGATAAGGTGTGTAGTATTTAGTAGCGTAGTTGTGACCGTCAGGCGGTAGCACATAAGGTAGAGTCAACTCAGAAGAAGTACGACCTCTATCTAAGTATGAGTACCTTTGGTTCTCTAAGCTGTGGTAAAGTCCTTGTGCTGTTTCTTCCATCTATCTTAGGTCCCTGTGTAGTACTGCCAGTCAGTACCATCGTAAACATATATACGAACAACATCAGAAGCTAAGTAAGTAGTACCAACAGGATCACCTGATCTAGCTTCTATGTTTGCTTGTATGTCGTAGTAAGCTTGGAAGGTGTTGTCAAAATTATCTAACGGATAAGTAGTTCCCCAACTCGGTACAACAAATTGAGAGGGATTATTAAACTCCGATGGAGATGGCATGACTTAAAGTCCTTCCACTGAACCCGTAGCAAACACATCGTAACTTCCGTCTGTGTAAGCTGTGATCGAAGCTCTTATCTTTTCGTAGTGTCCGTGGTCATCTCTGATTAGAGTGTTACCTGTGGCTGCGATCGTACGACTGTCTACTGTTCTCCAAACATCACCGATATAAGCTTCGATTGCTACAGTAGCTCCTGAAGTTACACCTGATGATTCTATACAGTATGTCCAGCCCTTAGACCTTTCGACACTAAATGAACTACCTGCCGCAGCTGAAGTACCTGCTGAAAGTAGAGTTAGTTTTGCGAGAGAGCGAAGCATGATATATATCCTTTTGTTATTTTGTTACGATGAAAGTTGTACACCTGTACCACCGCTACCACCCATAGCTACAGACGGACGACGAACTGTCAACTGAGCCGTACCTCTACGACGCTTCTGCTGTGGTTTAGCTTGACGACTAGACACTGCTTTCTCTGCTAAAGGTAGCGGAGGAGGAGGAGGTGCAGGAGGTGGAGGTGGTGCTGGAATTTTAGGCGATGACATACACATAGTATTAATCCTTGGTAATAATGTTATCTTGAAGTTGTTCGTCGTATATATTTTTTAAGTAGTTAATTACACTACGTTGTCCTGACTTATACCATACCATTCTCTCTTCGTCTGTCAAGAGGGGACATTTATCTGGGTAAAGCTTGTCAAGCTTATCTATCAAATCTTTGCTGAGAGCAGGGAGTACTAGTTCGTCATTCATCTATACCTTCCGTCCATACATATATAGGTGTCATCTCTCCTACATAAGCACACCCTATGTTGTGATCGAAGTACTCTATAGCTTCTTCCATACTCATCTCATCCCTTATCATTAGCGTCTCGATTATTCTTTCTATAGAGTACACCATCCTTAGCTGCTTATAATCCTGACCTATAATAGCTTCGTCGTGTCCGTCTACTTTAAGTGGTTTATCTGTCATCATTCTCTATGTCATCTAATTCTAGTGGTAAATTACCACGCTTTATCTGATCCTTGATCCATATCCAAGCAGTAGCGTTCCAAAGTATAGCACCTGCGTGGTCTTCTGTTTCATCTCCTTCAGCCAGTGCTAACAGATGTCTGAACATACTGTCGTACAGTCTTGTTAAAGGGAATCCTTTCCTCCAGTTGTTGTCTCCGTAAAGCTTGCCGCCATCTTCAAATCTTTTGGCGAGACTGCGTAAGGCGATCGGAGGAATAAGCGAGGGTCGTCCCCGTCCAATGTCCCCGTCACGTTTAGCCCCTGTGGTGAAATCTTTAGTATATCCTTGGTTTGGTAGTTTCTCGGTGTCCATAGTTTTTTAATAGTATTAGTTCTGAATGAATAGTTATCTGCTCGGAGTAGTCGTGCCATCCAAGCGTTCATTAATGCATCTTGTTCTGTGAGTCCTGCTTTCTCGTAAGCTTTAACAACTGTCTCCCAAGTGTATCCGTCTTTGTCCAATAATTTTTTAGCCCCAACTGGACCGACTCTAGGTACACCACTGAATCCATCTGTTGCATCTCCCATTATGGTTTGCATCAAGTGAAAGTTATCTGCTTCCTCTTCTGTTGGATGGTGGTACTCTCCTTTGTTGTAGTCGTAGAATACGCCAGGCACTGACTTGAAATCTTTATCGATGCTGACTATAACAGTCTCTTCGTCCATCTCTTTGTCAGTAGCCAGTATAGATATAACATCATCAGCTTCTAAGTTAGGCCACATCTGTCCGTCGAACTCCTCGATGATCCACTGCTTAACTTGTCTAAGTATGATCGGCAGTCTGCTCTTTGATCTGTTAGCTTTGTAGTCAGGGTTCAAGATTCGTCGGAAGTTAGCACGATCAGTCAAGCACATGACAACTCTATCTGTCTTCATCATGTCCTTGAACTCTTCCACTCTGTTAACGACACGAGCTTTAGCCATTGCCATGTCAGCGTGTACCGTCCACATCTCCTCCTTCCACTCGATTGATTCTTCTGCAACAATAGATGCTTCAAACGCTAGTACATCTGCGTCTATTAATAGGGTTGTTTTCTTACTCATAGTATAAGCTCCAGTTCTCTTGGTATTTTTTATATTTACTTTTTGATGTGTGCTCAGGGTTTAGCTTGATCGATACACCGTTGATTTCATTGCGTGGTATCATCCACCACATCTTCGCAGGTCCAACATAACAACCTACCACATCAATCGAATCACACATAAGGTCTTTGTTCCTGCATCCTGTGCTAGTATTAATTTGATAGCTTTCACCTGGTGTCTTTGCGTTGGTCGATTTAATCTGTACCTTGAGTGTACCTGCTGGACAAGTGACGATGAAGTCCCAAGGCATAGGTGTAGTAGGTACATGAGGTTCGAAGTTACGCTCTAAGCATTCAGTTATAAACCTAGACTCTGCTATCGCACCAATTCTTTGTGATTTAGATGTTGGCATATCTTGTTGTTGTTGTTTCCAATCCCACGGGACGTCTAAGTCGATGGTATCGTAGAGTTTAGCTAGACTCAAGTAGTAATCATATTGTAGTTCTAGTGTGTCTGTGCCCATGACTCTCCTATCTTAGCTTCACCATCAAGCATTACATTTAGCTTCAACTCTAGTCCTGCTGCTTTGATAGCCAAGACTGCCAACTCACCGAAGTGCTGTGCTTTCTCAGGTAATACTTCTGCTTGGAACTCATCATGTACATTAGCTACAAAGCTGTACTCTCTACCGTGTTGCCACTTCATTGAGTTCATCTTATGAAACAGTTGTATCAGTGCTACCTTCATACACACAGCACCTGCACTCTGTAACAACATATTAAGTGCGGAGTGACTAGAGCGAACAGGCAGTACCCGACCATCTAATCCAATCAGCTTACCCTCAGCTGCTACCTTCCTCTGTACATCTGCTTGTAACTTCTTCAGTGCAGGCAGGTTGTTTAAGAACTTACGCTTTAACATCTGTCCTTCTTTAGCAGAACCTCCTACTATCTCTCCGATCTTAGCGTCACCTGCTCCGTAAAGAAAAGCGTAGATGAATGTCTTGGCTTGGTCACGAGTCTCCAGTCCTGCTGCTTCTTGGTTGAGTGTATGAATGTCTCCTTCTACTACTGTCTTGGCGTAAGCACCTCTGTCGTAGAAAGCTAAGTAGTGAGCAAGCATCCGTAGTTCTAACCCTGCTGCATCTGTCCCAACTAACTTGTATCCCTCACCTGCTTTGAATAACTCACGACACTCCTCTCCGTACTCAGCACGACACGCAGGTACTTGTGCTACATTAGGATTCTGATGCGTACATCTACCTGTTACTGCACCGTTGGTGTTGACTCTACCGTGTATCCGTCCGTCCTTCTGTAGTTTTAACCACGCTTGATTGCCTTCTGCTAGTTGTCCTAACCTCTTGGTAACTAACAAGTAATCACATAGTACCTCAGCGAACGGATGGTCTATACCTCTAAGTACACCTTCGTCTACCTTCGGAGTCTTAGCATCAGGTTCTTTAGGTAAGTCGTATCCTAGTTCACCTAATCGTTCAGCTATTTGCTTACGGCTGCCAGGATTGAACAAGGTAGTCTTAGTCTTAGGTGCTAACTGTACAGCTTCTTTAACTAAAGTCTGTTTTAAGTTACGACTCTTCAGTTGTTGTTTAAGTGCTGTCTTGGTCGGAGCTGTAATAACTTCAATACCATCTTTACAATCTAACTCTAAGCACCAACCACTCGGAGTCTTCATCTCTTCTGTCTTGGATGGAAACTCTTTCTGTAATCTATCTAACAGATCAGCACGACGACTAGCTAACACAAGCTCTAGCTTCTCTGCTTTATCTATATCAAACGCAAAGCCTTTCTTCTCTTGCAGTCTCATAAGGAAAGCGAACCAGTGTTCCAGTGCTAACATCTCACCGCTCGGTTCTTTCTTCATCAAGTAATCAAACAGTAAGTGTGTTACAACTACATCACGCTCACAATACTTACGCATCTCGTCGTTGTAGCTGTCGAACGCACCGTCCTCCTCACCGTAAGTTAACTTGGTCAGCTTGCTCATTCGTTTACCCCAAGCTTTCAGTGAGTGGCTGCCTACTAAACTCTTATCAAAGTCCTTACGTAGGAAGTCATCGTTCCTTACATCAGCTACTATACACTTAGCCATGACCATCGTATCTAGTATTCGGATCAATGGAGGTGCGAAGCCGTACAGTTTAGACAGAGCAGGTAGATCAAAACCTATGACATTATGTCCACAGATACGATCTGCTTTAGCTAACTCTCTTAGTCCGTTTTGTATACCGTCACCGTGATAGGTTACCATCTTGGCGTTCATTGGTTCGTAGATAGACAGGCAGTGTACCGTGTCAAGATCGGTCAAGTTCGACCAGTCCTGTATCTTATTAGTTTCTATATCAAAGAATAGTGTTTTCATGATGCAATGTAGTCAACCATCCTAGCATCCTTAAATGCTTCTTCGAGCTTGATTAATACTTCATCGTACTCGTCTTTATAACTGTCGGGTACTTCTATATCTCTCATAGGTTCAAGGTCGGATGCTTTTAAGGCTATACCCATATCTATAAGTTTATCTGGATTCTTAACACCGTACACATTTTCCCCTAGTCTACCCCTATCTACCCACTGCTGTTGTATGGCGTTGTGTAAAGTGTAGAAGTTTCTGAAGTAATGTTTTTCGTGATCATCTTTCCTACTACCAAATTTATTGTAGTCCTTTTGTATATATATTGTCTGATCTAGTCCCATGTTAATTGTTCTCCTTGTTTAGAATGGTTGGTTGTTAGTTGTTGTTGTATTAATGTTTTGAATGCTAACTCGCAGGTATCAGGTACTACTCCGTTGCCCAAGAGCCTAAGTCTGTCCACCCTGTGCTGAGTCCCATTAGTTGCTCCACCCAATTTGGATTGAGCTTCGGTGACAGTCCCTGCCTTGTCATGTCTCGCCCTAGACACTTCTGATTGCTGTCCGTTTTGTTCCTGCAACTTGTCGAGTGATGATCCTCCGCTTGCGGTGTTGCCCACGACCCGTGGTTCTTCCCACTCGTATTGCTCTTCTCCTGGTCTTGCAGGCCATTCATCTGATTCAAGTCTCTCCCCAAGCACTTCTGATTGCTCTCCTGCGCAGTTCTCGCTCCCTCGATGTGGTCGCTCGCTTGTGGTGTTGCCCAAGATGAACACTCGTTTCCTTTGGTGTGGCGCGCCAACTTCTTCCGCACTGAATACTCCCCACGTACACGAGTAACCTCTTTCTTCCAAGTCTCCGAGGACATATTTAAGTACCGGTTCTCCGTCTGCGGTCTTGGCTGAGATGATTCCTTCAACATTTTCGAGGAGCACATATCGTGGTCGCATAGCGGTAACTCCATCTGCGATGAATGGGTAGAGGTGTCGTGGGTCTTCTGTTGCTTTTCGTTTTCCTGCACTACTGAATGGTTGGCAAGGGAACCCTGCACTGAGGATGGTAACTTTGTCACGAAGCTCTCGATATGGAAATGTTTTGAGGTCCGTGAAAATAGGACACGCATCCAAGAATCCCGCTTCCATTTTCGCAATAAGGTTGGCAACTGCATAGGCTTCGATCTCACAGTGAGCAACAGTTCGCAGGTTTGGAATAGCTCGTTTAAGTCCGATTCCGATTCCGTCGTACCCGCTGCACAATGAGACATAGGTAGGAATACTAGTGGTTTCTTTTTCATAGTTCATTTAGAATGGGTTGTTAGTTGTTGTTGTATCTTCGAACACATTAGTGTCCTCCTTGTATCGTCCTGTGTCGTGGTCATAACCAAGAGTAGTACAATGTCCTGTCTGTCCGCTGAATCTATTCTTCAACACACGAACACGAGTCTCGTTGCTTGTTGTACCTGCCTGTTGATTACGTTCCAATCCAATTACCATGTCACTTAGCTGTGCGATTGCTTGACTGCCCCGTAGATGGTGAAGACTTACTCGTCCTCCTTCTTCGTGACCATTGTCTACTCGCTTTAAATGTGATACTAATATCATTCCACATCCTGTCTCTTCAACTAGACTTCTAAGTTTAGTCATGGTGTTATCAATTAACCGTCGTTCATCATCTCCTTGGATACCACTGATAACAATCGATAGATGATCTAAGAATATCCACTTACAATCGAATCCTTTAATCAAGTATCTGATCTTACTCAGTAGGTTGTCACTATCCATTGATCCGAAGTGGTCGTAGGTATAGAACTTACCGTTACCTACTGTCTCTTCAAATGCAGGTAACAAAGCTTCTTGTTCTACCTCATCCTCTTCTAAGTGTAACGGTTTGTTTAAGTGAATACCCATGATACCAAGACAAGTACGCCTGACGGATTCCTCTAACGCTATATAACCTACCGTCTCGCCAAGACCCAGTAGATGATGAGCTATCTCACGACAGAACAGAGACTTTCCTATTCCACTGCCCGCGCATACCGTAACTAATTCTCCTAGTCTCATGCCGTGGGTTAACTCATTTAAGCTGAAGTAAGGATACGGTACTGCTTTGTGTTCGTCGCGATTGCTCACTAAATCCCACAACTCTTTACCGTTTACTATTCCATCAGGTCGGTACTCTCTTGCGTCATATAAACAACTGATCAAGTCCTTCGACTTACCACTGGTCAACATATCATTAGGGTCTTTGAGTGGTAGTTCTGCTATGTATCCCTTGCCAGGAGTAAGGAGTGCTGCACATTCAGCTGCCCCTTTCCTTCCGACATCATCCATATCAAAACAGAAGACTACTTTCTCGTACCGTTCTAACCAATCGATAGCTTGTGCTACATATTTTTTTGCAGCTCCTGCACCATTAGGTACGGACACTACAGGCCACTTGTTATCCATAGCTTGACTGACACTAAGTGCATCGATCTCTCCTTCAGTGACAACCACTCGTCGTCCACCGTCTCGCCACAGGTGCTGACCGTACAATCCCATCAGCTCACCCTTCACTGCGAACTTCTTATCTGCTCGCCTGATCTTTTGACCTACAGGTTTACCGTCTCGTGTCTTATAGTTAGCTATCTGTACCCACTCACCTTGGTCCTTACCTACCCAGTATCCCCACTTCCGACACGTTTCTTCTGTCAAGTTTCGACGTGCTATAGCTTGTGGTTCTCCGTTAATGAAACTTGTTGGTGTTGGTGTAGTAGTCATACGTTGTCCTCCACTTCGTCCACTATGATCTTGGCAACTGAAACAATAGGAGCTTCCGTCATCGTTGAAGGCTCTTGCATCACTTGACCCACACTTGTCACAGGGTTGATGTGCTTGGATAATAGCCATGATTTAGGTATAACTTTGTTTGCATATTTAATTCCTTTCTTTTCGCACCAATGAGCGTAGGATGTTGAGCTTCCCTTTCGTATCTTGTTAGCTGCATTCATGAACACCATTCTTATATCTAGGTGTGGATGTTGCTCGCGGACTAACAGATGTTTTGTCCTGTCCTCCGTGACCCATAACCCCTTGGCTTCAATGATGATGCCGTTGGGGAGTATGAAGTCAGGAGTGTAAGTCGATACTTTTTTATACTCAAGTTGTAATGTCTCGTATTGAAACTCAACACCACTACGCTGTAATTGATTTGCTAGTTTAGCTTCGAATCCAGAACGATAATTAGAAGTTCGCTTTGACGGTCTCTTCTTCTTCGCTTGTCTCTTCGGCATCGAATACTTGGTCAAGGGTTTCACCGCCATTTGCTACGTATCCTTCTTCACTGGTAAACCCGAAAGACTCAGCAGCAATGTTACTCACTCCACCGTTGTTCAGCTCGATCACTTGCACTGCTTGCAACTCAAAGCTTACACCGAATCCAATCGAACCTACATAGTAAAACTTAGGACGAAAAGCTACATTAACTTTACTTCCACCCCATACTTTTACATCTTCAGGTAACGCTTTACCTTGGGCATCGTACAAAGCAATGGATAAGTGATACTCAGTACCGTCCTTGCGTCGTCCACCTGCTTTAAGTTTGACCTTTGCTAACCAAGTACCATCTTCTTGTTCTTCAAGTGGCAAGTCTCGTTCGCTGATCTTCTTCTTAGAAGGGTTAGCTTCCTTAACTGCTTGCAACTCCTGCTCGTACAACGGACGAATCTTATCTTTTAATAGCTTCGCTTGATCTCCATCGATTATTACATCACAGCTGTACGCTCCGTAATCAGGTTCAAACCTTTTATTAGGTTCATTTAAGTGGCAGTACTTAGCTGTGCCTTTGACTTTGATTATGTCGTGTTTCTTTCTTGCTTGTATACTCATTTTATCTCTCGATTTATTTATTGTTGTTGTTAAGACAGCAGGTACATTGCTCGATCTATTTGCGAGACATCTAGTGCCCCAAGTTCAGGCAGGTCAGGCAGTTTTGCTGTCGGGTATTGATTCTGTAACTCACATCTGAACTCAGCTAGTAAGTCAACAGAAAAGAAAGTCTTGTATGTGTTTCGTACATCTTGGTGTACCTTTCGTGCGTTGGAAGCGTGACTGATAAAGCAGTCGTGAACAAAACCCATGTCGTACGCCATACCGTACGCTAAACGATGAACGATAGAAGCATCCAATCCGTGGATAAAGTTAGCAGTGATACTCTTTCGTTGTTGCTTCGGATCAATCTCATCAGTCGGTCCTTGGTATTCAATCTTAGTCTCTATATTACCTACAATCGTACGACATTGAATACGCTTAGTCTTTGTTAATCCTTGTACTACTTTAAAGCCTGACGGTGTAGTCCACCTTAACATCTCGTTACCTACTGCTGTAGTGCACGGTCTAAGGAATCGTCTTACTCGGTCAACACTCTCCAACTCATCACGTGCTACCTCATTAAATTGCCTGGCTAAGTAATTGATACCGTCAATCTGTTCTCCATCTTCAAACGGATGATTGTCTTCGATGATAGATAAGAACCTACCCAACACAGGAAAGAATCCTTGACCGTACGGTTTATTCATAACAGCAGCTTTAGCCATAGCTCTAGTTACTCCGTACTTTAACCACTCACTTGCTATGTAACTTTCACTTGCTTGTTCTTTCAATCGTTCGTAAACAAGATCAGCTATGTGCTGGTACATATCTCCAACAGGTTGGTCAGGTACGATGTTGCAATGTTTAGCGTGTGTTGTATCTCTGAGTAGCAGGTGTAGTATTTGCATACCGTTATTACTGCAATCCATACGGACAGGAAAGTGTGAGGTGTATCCGTAACCTTCTGCTGTAAACTGTTGATACTCAAAACAAAACGCAAGAAATCCAAACGGTTCACCCGCTTCAGTCCACCAGTCGTTAGTCATAGGGTCTTCAGCACACTCCAGTATCTCCTGCTTACGACTATCTATCCAAGCTAACCGTTCGTTTAAACTACCCTTCACACCCCAAGCATTAGCACCGTGGATTAACACACGCTCCAGGTCCTCTTCATCTACTACTTGCTCACCTCTTCCAAACTGTAACAAACCTCTAGCTAAGTCGGAGCCTTGCGGATGGAGATAAGCTGGCATATAATACACACGACCTCTGTAATCTACGCGAGTAGGAAAGTAAACATCATCCCATTCACTATACTTCTTAGCTAAGTGCATGACTTTGGCGTGTTGTAGCCTTTTGCTACGTCTTGCTTCATTCATTCGCCTGATCTTATCTTGCTTACACTTCCAAATCCTTAACTCTTCAGGCTTCTCGTGTCCACCTTCAAGGTACGGTTGCATAGGCACTTCGTGAAACTCAAACACACGCTCCAAGTCCCAACACTTCTGTGCTACATCCAGTATCTTTTTGTTGATCTTCCAAGGTACTCTTTGAATGTTGTTCACTGCCCCGTAAATGTTCTTCATGCTTGCAAACTCGTAGTTGCTACCGTTTACACGGTTCATTACAAAGCAGTCGTTAAAGGTTTCGTATCCACCTGTGTAAAAGTCTACCCAATCTCTAGGTTTATCAGGTAAAGCCATTCGCATAGGGTCTAACATCTCACGCCACGCATCAAACCTTCGGACCCAATCAGTAAACTCTTTAGTAAGTACTACATCTTTACGCTTCTTTATACCCATGCGTTCAATTCTAAATTCAATCAAGCCAGTGTGCTTCTGTATCTCTCCCAATAACCAAGCTCCTAAAGATACTTTGTGCCTTTTATCCCACACTTTAAACCGTCGGTTATTCTTCTCTACTTTGTAGAACCTACGGAACTTAGACTGTCTGCTTTTCTTATGCTTGATGCCGTGCATCTTATTCTTAGGTACAGTCTCTTCAGCTACCTTCTGCCGTGCTATCTGTTCAAATGCTTTACCTATTTCAAGAGCAAGAGCAGTGAAGTGTCGGTCGGGTGCGTACATACGGTCTAACAAAGTCTTTAATCCTATATGTGCTACCATTTGAGGGTGAAAGTCTGCGATATAACACAACCACAAAGGCATGGACGGACTATCTTCGCTGGTAAATCGGTTAAAGAAGTCTTCAATAGGTACGGATAGCTCAGGTGCAAGCTTGCCAAGGATACGCTTACTGCTTTCCAATTCACTCGCTCTCTCCGCCTCCTTATAGAGTTGTTGGAACTGACGGTAAGTTGCCTTCCCCCATTCCTTCATCTCGTTCTCAGCTTTACTTGGCATCTTTATCTTTCTTAACTCTGATCGGCATATGATTAAACCACACACGAGGACGGACACGTGGAATGTCGCTTCTGACTACGTTTAAGTGTTTATCGTACTTCAACTCGGTGTTAGCCCAGAACAATTCACATCCATCAGTGACCATTTGCATGATCGTTTCAGCTTCTCTCTGTGTGATCTCGTGTCCGTCCTCGTCTTCGTCTTCGTCCATCTCTCGTTTGTTTGTTTGTTTAGTCCAAATCTTTAATCAAAGCTTCCTCTCGTCTTGCTTCGATGTCTTCCTCAGTAAATTCTTCTTCGGGATTAAAGTCGTCATCATCCTCATAGTCAAGGAAAGAAGTTAAATAGGAGTCGTAGTTACAGTTTCTCATTTTTTACGGACACGTAATCATTGTTTAACTTATCCAAGAGCTTCTGCAACTCTAGATAGAGAGGGAAAAATCGGTTATCAGGATCGAGACACTCGCCCCCCATTTCGTTTTGATGAATGTAAAACATAAGTTCCTCGATCATATCGCTTGGTTGTAAAACTTTAACAGTCATCTGAATATAAAATACTGATTAATATTATTGCCAGCATAACCAGCGAGAGAAAACTTATCATAGTCATGATTCTTCATCTTTCTTGTTTAGGTTGTTGTCGTTTTGAGTTTGTTTAATCTTTATGAGGGCTTGTGGACTATAATATCCACCGTCAAAGCTGACATGTGGAGTTAAAGCCTGAAGGCACGTAAGGCAGTAATCGCCTTCTCTATCGTGCCCCCGTAGCTCTAAGCCACAGGTGATGCAAATCTTAGGCTTATTTTCTCTATCACTTGTCATATATTTCTTGATAAGCCTCTAGAGCTTTCCCTAGATAAAGATTCGTTTCATGTAAGCATACTTCAGCTTGCCATCCGTTTTTCCTATCGTCTTTGACTTGTTGCAAGTGTCTTAGAAGGTTAAAAAGGTTAGTTTCTAAAGCCTGTATGTGCTCTTGGTTTTCTTCTGTATCGGTCATAAGTTTAGTTCCCCTCTTTCATGCGTTGTGAGATTTAATGTAATCATCAATACATTCGTAAGTTGATTTGCTAGTATTATTATACTTAGATTGCATGAATATCTTTAGATGAGCGCTTGCATTACTCCATCTTTCATCGCAAGTTTCATCATTAAAGAATCCAGTGCATTCCATTAAGTGTAAAACTAAGTAAGTTGTATAGCCTTGTTCTTCTTTCATAAGTTTAGTTCCCTTCTTTCATGCAAAGGATTAATAAGACAACCCATCCACCCAGTGCGATAAAAGGGCTTAGAAGAATGACAAGTGCCATTTGCTTCTTAGATGTGGATTGAAAAGGTTGCGGTTCGCTTTGAGCTTGTGCAAACTTTAAGAGTTTAGGGTCGATTGAGTTTTTCATAATGTTCGTTTTCTGTTTTGGTGTTGGTGTTATTTTTGCGAGGCTTAAAATTCATCCTTGTAATCCCCTAATGCTTCCCAGTCTGCTTTGCTAGTTCCAGTTTTGTTTTCCGTTTCTGCGATGCTCCATATCTCCCCTACAAAGAAGGATGTATTATGAATGTGTTCACCAATTCGCTGAAAATCCTCTGATACATCTGCACTGGTAGCCCATAATGATTTATCATCATCATCTAGGTTATGCCTTTCCTCAATGTTAAGAATAATGTCAGTAAATCTATTATATAAAGACTCAAGTGCCTTAACATCTGATTTTCGAAAGAATTTTTTCATACCTTGAAATGCCCCCTTAGTTCTACTATCTGATCTTTAATTTCTTGAACGGTTAGTGGTGATTGAATTCCGCTTTGCTTAATAACCTGTAAAGCGATTTTAAGAGTTATGATCGAATTTTCTGCGACATCCTTGTTGGTTAATTTTTCTTGGCTCATTTTTGTTTGTGGTTCGCTTTGAGCTTGTGCAAACTTTAGTAATACTTGATCGGGTTTAGTTTTCATAATTGTATATATTAGTGTGTTTTAGTTTTCTATTAATTCTATTACTTGCTTAAGCTTGTCAATGGTAAGAATGAAACCTTTATCTACTCCATTCTGTAAATCTTCGGTCAACTTAGCTTTAAGGATTCCATACTTTCCACTCCTATCTAAAAAACGCAAGTCTGTCGTGTCCATATCGTAAGTATCGGATAGAGATAAAGCTTGATCTACGTCAGTAGAAACAACAGGGAAAGCAATAGATTGACCGCGTTTTAATGCTTGCTTGTAATGTTTTATTCTAGATTTTGCATTGTTAGCGTATGAAAAAGTCAAATGATAATTAGGCAATTCAATGCGATTCGGATCTTTGGTATAATCGTAAAATTGAACGTCAGGAAAGCTATTGTATACATTTGAGAAGTCTAGATCACTTGTGCCATTCAATCGCACTGCGAACTTATTGCCATTCTTATGTGCACGCTTTTTTGCAAGCTTTATTTCAGCAGTCAAAACGCTTTCCGCTAAGTCAGGTCTATAAATGGCAATCCAAGACTTAACAATCCTTGCAATATTGATCTTATCTTTCCCGCTCCTCTTTTCTATAAGCCTATGGCCACTTTCCACTAAACAAGCCAAACGGCAACCTGTAGAAGCATAAGTGCACAAGTCTTTGCCTGCGTTTTTACTGGCTGATAGATAAAGTACTAAGGTGTCAAAGTTATCCTTTTTACCTTTTTCTATTTTTTGTGAACTGTTAACGCTCGCATAATAACTTATCTCAAAGTCTTTAAGGAATTTACCTCTAGACTTGAAAGAGTAATTGGCAAGCGTTTGTTCTACTTGTAAGAGGATACCAAAACGTTTGACGGGTAAAGGCTCTTTTAAATAGTTTTTTGCAAGTTCTTTAATATTCATAGGTAAGTAATAATATAGTTGAGTTAGTAATAATGTGATGTCTATCTTTAAGCCATAACTTTAACAGCTTGTAAATAAAAACTTTTTAATTGTGTTGTAAGTAGCTGATTAACAACTAATAGAAATATTAAAAAAAGTTTTAGATAATTGTAAGTAAAACTATTTAAAGCGAAAACAAGGTGCTATTTGATAGATGATCGTTTGTGATCGTTTGTGATCGTTTGTGATCGTTTTGGAGACGGCAGAAAGCGTAAAAAATACAAGTAAATGATGTCATGACGTCAAGATGTCAATACGTCAAACGACGCAATTAACTGGGTCGATCTGTCGATCTGCGAACTATGTTAATGCAACTTACTTGCAATAAGCGAAACATTACTAAGCATCTGCTTTACTCGTGTAAAACGCTAAACAACTAGACATAATACATATTTGACGAACCGCTTTCTAGTACATAGCTTATAAATCAGTGCTAAAATGTAACATATCTACCAAGTTGTCATAAATCGCATACAAAAGTATCCCCCGCCCTGCAGAAAAACTTAGGGTACCCGTGGGGGATTTTAAAGCTCGCGTATATAGCGTAAGCCCTTCAGATTTTTTCGACTAATCTTAAACGTAACTTTAGATTTGCTACAGCTTTTAGAAGTTAGGACTGATTAAATCGTCGTCAGAATCGTCCAGGTCTTCAGGAGTAAATAGTATATCACCGTCAGTCAAAACGGTCAGTTTAGCGAACTCCAACGAGCCTACTATTGTCTGATCGTTAAGGTCGAACTCCTGCTGGTATCTTCTGATCAGGTTATCTAAGTCGAACATAAAAGAGTCTGTTTGGTCGTTGTTATTCATACTTGCTTACTACTCTACCTAAAGATGTTTAACAAGTAAAGACTCTTGCTTTAAATCAGGTGTGACAAAATGTCCCATGTTATAACTCACTAACAAATAGCTACTTAGGACTTTAGGCTTTACAACAAACCTGTAATGGTTCATAAATGCTATAATGCCTCTAACGGCTAGTTAGACTTCGCTTTAGACGAATAACATACATAATAATATTAACAGTAGTAAGTAGTAGACGCTTTAAACTACTCCTACTTAAAAGTTGTTGTAGCTTTCTCATACATTCGTTCTTTCGAAAACTAAAGTTATAACGTTCTTTAAACAAAGCTTTTAAAAAGGGGAGATGTGTTTACACATATAAACCAGTAGGAGGAGTAGCAGTTTTAGCGTCAGCTATATAGATAACTTATAACTGTATCTACACTAAGTAAGAAAACACCTTACAATACAGAAGAGTAGTAACAGTAGAGTAAGCAGAGTTGTTATATTAACTCCAAAGTAAAGCTCTATCAGCTTTGTTAGATTTCTTATAGAAGGAGTCAGTAAACTTTGTTAACTCTTGTTGTAACAGTTCTTGTTTTCTATCAACCATACTTTGGTCTACATCAGCAGCCATTTGCTGCACCCAATAACCAACAGCGATTGATAGAGCATCAAGACGGTCATCATGAGCCAAGCTACCTCTATCTCTTGTTATCCTGGTTAACTGATAGAACAGCATATATTTAGTCTGTTGTTCTATAGGGTAGCTAAGAGCACTCTTATAGTCATCAGTAACACAAGAAGGATCAAAGATAAGTCTATGACTATTTAACACAGGTTCTAAGGTGTCTACGATTCTAAGCTCCTTCTGTTTGTTATGTCTTACTTCTTCTATGGTTACAGGGTAAGAGGTACGAAACAGAGGTTTAATCAGTTCCATAAACATACCGTCACCAAAGTTAGACTCTATAACTACTTTGTTAACTTTGTTATCCTTAGCGATAGCGACCAGTCGTTTAAGAGTTACTTCATCGTACCCACCTTTAATACCACCGACACTGGGGACGAACAGTTGACCGTTAAGCATCTTGACAACAGCGTACCCTGTTTCATCCTTACCTCGTCCTGACGGGTCAATAGATAGAACAGAACCACTATAAGGTATGTTATCCCCGATAGTCTTAAAGGGTCGTTTAAAGCGGTCACCACTCAAACCTACATTAGGCAGTGTCTTATCAGCTAGATCGTTATCAGAGGACCACAGCACCTTCTCAGGAGCCGTATCAACATCTACATCTAATATGATAAGGTCGTTGATCTTCAAAGGGTATCTATCAGCATCAGAGAGCTTAGGATTAAGCATGAACTGTAGAGCGTACCCAGTACGACCGTACGACATCTTACGTTCCTCAAGGTCCATGTTAGTGAAGCGAGTAGGTTCTGTAGTCGTACCCACAGTGTCTTCATCTATGTTATTACTCAGGAGAGGTGCTAGATCCCCTCCGTAGTTCGTATCGACTTCTATCTCATTAGGATACTCAGAAGGCCATATACGTGCGTTGTAGCCTCTGTCTCGTAGTTTGTTGTATATAGAGTCTTCACATTGAGGAGTACCGAGAAAGAGTATCCTTGAGGTGTCTAAGGGTTTAAGGATAGCTTCGAACTCTTTTACTTGTTCATCCAGCTTATCCCGCATACCTTGAGTAGCAGAGTTGTTAGGTACTTCTACGTCGTCAGCAACGATGATGTCAGCACGACTACCTGTTAACTGTGAGGAGATACCTAGAGATTTAACAGAGGGAGCGTGAGAAGCAGGACTAGGTCCGACGTCAAAAGCTATCTTACTGAATCGTTGGTTCTCTGTAGGTTTAAGGTGATGAAGTATAGGTATCTCCTGGATGATCCGTAGAGTGAAAGTAGAGAAGTCATCAGCACGATTCTTACTGGCAGATACAACAAGTATGTTCTTACTAGGGTTGAGTAGGAGTTGATGTACTACATATGCACTACAAACCCAGGACTTACCTACTCCACGAAACGCCATGATTAACGACCGCTTAGGACCGTGCTGCATATAGTCAGCTATGTCGTATTGTAATTCAGTAGGATCAGGAAGGTTAAGATGTTTCCATACGATGTACAGGAAGTTACGGAAGTCTTTAAGACTCTCAGGTATCTCTTGGTGTTTCTTCATGTTGTAAAATAAAAGAGCCGTCCCCGACTAATGCAGTGACGACTCTAAGGGTGTGTAGGGGAGAGCAAGTTATTAAAGCTGTTTCTCTATAGGTGTTTCTTGTTCTTCGTTAAAAGGTAACGTATTGAAGTCAGTACCTAGTTGATCCAAAGCAGTACCGCTACGGTTGTCAACAGTTACATTGTTATCCTTTAAGTACTGTCTAATCATATTCATCAACGAAGGATTATACTCCTCCATAGACTTCATAAAATCAATAGATGCTGAACATAGTTTTGTTAACCCGTCAGCAAGTTTAGCTCCTTCTACGTGATCTTTCATATAATTTTTTAGTCTCTCAGCAGTTGGTCGTGGTCGCCTCGTCCGTTCATGTTGTTGAGTATACGGGTAACCCACGATTGCAGAAGAGCGGAGGAGCTAAGGCCGAGCGTATTGGCGACCTTAGCTACCTCCTTCTTTTGCGAGCTTGCGAGACGAAAAGTTAAAGCGACTGTATCCTTCTTCTTACTTTTCGAACTCATATAGCAAACTGGTGTTAGGCCATTGCAGCTGTAAAGTCAGCCAATGATCCAAGATTGTTTCCGTCTCCAAGAACAACGTCGTTAGCTTTAACGTCGATCAAAGAAGCACTTCCGTCGTCTCCACTGATGTCAGTAGAAGTAGCACCAGCTGAAGTTTTGTAGAAAGCGAACTTATCTTCACCTTCGTCGTATACAGCAGCGATGTTTCCGTCGTCGGAAGAACCACGCTCAATGATAAACCCAGCGTCGTTACCGTTGTTAGCACCTGAACCAGCTCCGTCATTGAGAAGCATGATAGCATCTTTAACTTGGGAGTTGGTGGTTTCAAGGGAAGTAGTCGTGCCTTGAACGGTTAAGTTACCGCTAAGTACAAGATTGGTTCTACTTACGTCTCCTGTGAAGGAAGCACCACTAAGGTTAGCTTTAGCAACATCAAGAGCGGACTCAGCTGCACGAGCAGTTGAAGCTTCAGAAGTGATATTCGATTGAAGAGTCGTGTCAGCAGATGATCTAGCAGTAGCTTCACCACTAACAGCAGCAATACGAGCAGTTTCTTCGCTGTCGATATTGGACTGTAAAGTCGTATCAGCAGAAGTCCTGGCAGTTTCTTCGTCGTCAATGTTAGTTTGAAGAGTAGAATCAGCAGCTTGACGTGCAGTTTCTTCAGAATCAATGTTGCTCTGTAAAGTCGAGTCAGCACTGGCTCTTGAGGAAGCTTCACTAGTAATGTTCGACTGAAGAGTTGTATCGGCAGATGCACGAGTACTTGCTTCAGAAGAGATAGCGTCAGCGTTAGTTTTGATCTGTCCGTCAAGAGCTTCATCAGCACCAACCAACGTACTTACAGAAGTAATGTAGTTAGTAGAAGCATTAGCTGAGTACGAACCACCAACACCTAGACCAGCACCACTTTGAGTAGCGTCAAGTTCGGATTGGATAGCGGAGTCAGCGGATGTTCTGCTACTTGCTTCTGAGTCGATGTTACCTTGTAAGGTGCTGTCAGCAGATGCTCGGCTTGAAGCCTCAGCAGTGATGTTAGATTGCAGGGTAGTATCAGCACTTGCACGACTGGAAGCTTCGGAGTCGATGTTCGACTGAAGTGTAGCTTCGGCAGCTTCTGCACGTGATTTCTCTACTGCAATAGCACTCTTGGTCGATTGACCAATTTGATAGAATATAGATGATGTATCTGGCATATTAGTATTTAACTATAGTTGTTATTGTTGATGTTAAAGTTCCAAGGGTTGCGTCCACTCTTCACCTGCTAAAACCTCAAGGATTTGAGCGTGGCTATAAGTGTCTTTACCTAATAGAAAAGGTGGCATAGCTCCTTCATACTTAACAAAGGTCTTATCACCTGCAACATTATACCGAAGGGTATTAGCTGAGGTTTCAAGAACGTTATTAAAGTCTACAGAAGATACTTCCGAAGCGTCGATGATTACATAGTTTCTGATCATAATAGTATATGTTAGCTAGGGACTGAACTTGAGAAGGTAGGCCCGTTCGTAAGTGTACCGTCATTAGAACCGCTACCTTGATCTGTGATTGTAGTGCCTGTTCCTGAGTCATTATCTCCCATTCTCCAATACCCTAGAGGACTAAGTGAAGATATATCCGCAGGTACTCCACTGTTCCAAAGTGTTGCAGAGTCTGAGCTACTAAGTTCGCTACTAAAAATAGCAACCTCATCAATGAGTCCATCACTATAAGCAGTAGGATAACCTTCGTACTTTCCAATTCTAAAGCCATCTCCAGCTGAAGCCCCTAATGCGGTAGCGGATGCTGTAGACGCAGAGGTTGTGCTTCCATTAAAATAAGCTTTAACACTTCCTGACGAGTTGTAAGTAACCAACACAAAGTTCCATTGATTGTAACCAGGTAGAGTTATGGCAGATCCAAAAACATTCGAAGCACCAGCGTGTACATAAAAACTTCCGTTACTCCACTGATACATCCCGATGCCTGTTGTACTGTCAGAGCCTACCATTATTTTCTCAGAACTACTAGGTGTTTTCCACCACATTGACATGGAGAAAGTCGAAGCACTATTAAGGGCTGTTAAATCACCTATATCGACATATTCGTTAGTACCGTCAAATTCTACACTGTAAGCGTTACTAAAAGCAGGTACACTATCCGAAGCAAGCTCTGTCCAAGCAGACCCATCCCAAATGATAACTTTATTAGTGTCCGTCTCAAAGTACGTTTCACCAGCAGCTGGCGACGCAGGACGGGTTCCTGATGTGACTGTATTTAATTTAGCCATGATGTCTTATTCTTCCTCCATAGGTTGTGTCCAAGCTTCGTCTGCTAATACCGTAAGCATAGCTGAGTGGCTGAGAGTGTCTTTACCGTACAAGCAACGAGGTTTAGCTCCTTCATATTTAACAAAGGTTTCATCCCCCGCTACATTGTATCTTAGTGTGTCTACTGAAGTTTCAAGTACATCGTCAAAGTTGACGGAAGATACTTCTTCACTAGTTA